ATTGGGGAGAGGCGTATCTGGCCCGATGTGCAGACCAGGTCATCAGCACAACCCAGGTAGAGGGGGCTGTTTGGGGTGTCCTCGAATCCGCGCTTTTGCGGCACGGCTATCTGGCGACCACCAGAGCGAGCAGAGAATTCACTACCCCAGGGCAGAATGCGACGGAGTTGATTGACGGTCTCCAGAGCGAGCTGCTGAAAATCACCAGCCGGAAAAAGGAAATTGCGGCTACGGCAGCCAAGGCGCTTATGGAGATGGCGGTCAGCGATATCGGCTCATGCAAGGGAAGGCCTGGGCTATCTGGCGTCACGACAGGTTTCAAACAGCTCGACTACTGGACCGCTGGGCTGCAAAAAAGCGAGCTGATTATCCTGGCAGCTCGTCCCTCGATGGGAAAAACAAGCCTGATGCTGAATATCGCGCAGAGTGCTTCTCTGGCAGGGCAGAATGTTTACCTCTTTTCCCTGGAAATGAGTGCCAGACAGCTGGCCTTGCGCATGATATGCTCAGAGGCAGCTGTAAATTCGCACCACGTCCGTACCGGTCGGTTCAACGACGAGGAGCATGAACGGCTCGTAAAAGCGGCCGAAAAACTCGGTCACTGCCAACTCAAAATCAATGACAGGGCCACTGATCTGGCTGAGATTGTGGGCGTAGCGAAACGGGAAGCAGAGGATGGAAAGCTGGACCTGATCTGTATTGACTACCTGCAACTGATGAGTACCCGCTTTGCAAAAAGCGAGACCAGGGACCGCGAAATTGGAACCATCACACGCCAACTCAAAGCCCTGGCAAAAGAGATCGACGTGCCTGTTCTATGTTTGTCCCAGCTATCGCGTGTCAACGAGGCGCAGAAAGCGAGGCGTCCGACGCTGAACGCCCTGCGTGACTCAGGAAATATCGAACAGGACAGTGACACGGTTATTTTCCTTCATTCCGAACAGTATTATGAACGGGAAAACGCAGATAGCGAACAACTCGACGAATGGCAAACCGATATTATGATAGCCAAGCAGCGCAATGGTCCAACTCTGGAAATACCGATGCTTTTCCGGCGTCAGTTTACCCGCTTTTACCCCATCGACGGGATTCATGACAGCAAGGCGGGGAGGGCTCAGGCGGCCGAATGGTATCAAGACTGGTAATCGGACATGATAGAATCCGGCATTCCAGCAGGGAAATACGAGGCAGATATGAAAATTATTGAAAACAGGTTGGTGGAGTTTTTAACCGGTTGCGGGGTGCTCTATGCCGCCTACCACACGAGCCCTCGCACCATAGCAGAGATCTTTATCGCGGTCGGCGGATGCGCCCTCGGAGGTCTTATATTACTCCTGTCTTGGATGCGCGACCAGGAACAGACAGAGATGAGCAAACGGAGGCTTAAATTATGAACCCGCTGGATCAGGCAATCCTGTGGTATCGCGCCTCACATCTGGAAGTCGCCAAAGGAAAAGAAGAAATCGGAGAAATCATCACTTTCCTCGTTGAGCGGGTGCAAAGGCTCCAGGAGCAAGTGAGAGAGCTACGCCAGGCACCGAGAACGCGTCCTCTGAAACGGTCGGCAAAGAAATCGGAGGAAGCCATTCGACGGGCTTTTTCGTGGCATGGAATGAAAGGGCCGCAAACGGCCAAACCGGTTGATGATAAGTCCGAGCAATTAACTGAAGGGCTGGGAGGTCGAGATGGACGCAAGAGAAGTAAGAGACAAACTGCTTGAAATCACCCGTCAGGATTGCGGCCTGACAGACGGAAAACATTACCTGGATATGGGGCGCCTCGGCGAGTGTCCGAGAAAACTGGCCTGGGAGATCGTGCACGGAAATGGTGTGACCGACGACATCAAGACGCGGCTCTATAAAGCAAGACAGATGGAAGCGGACCTGCAGCTGCGGCTCAGCAAGCTGTTCGGTAAAATCTATTCCGGCCCTCGCACGCTATACGGTTGCGATGATGAGGTGGTCGGGCACACCAACGGTGAAATCAGCCCGAACATCCTGGTTAAAATCAAGAGCGTGCCCGATGACGAGGCCCTCCCCAACGGCAGAACGCCCAACAATCACTACTGGACGACGCAAGGGCTGATGCACTTCGGCCATTTCAACAGCTGCATTATCATCTACGAAAGCAGGGCAAGCGGCAGAATCCAGACTTACAGCTACGTCTACGCTCCGGCTATCGGCCGGCAATGCCAAATCAAAGCCGAGATGGTCATCAAGGCCGTTTCAGAGAGCCGGTTGCCCGACTGCCAATGCGGACGGTGCAGAGAAAGGGGCTTCAACTAAAAAAGGCAGGACCGATCCGGAACAGCAGAGGGGATCGGTCAGGCCGGCCGGATGATAGAGCATTGGGCGGATTTCTTCCCCGCTCATGTGAGGTCAAAGATAACCGGTAAAACACTCTACCAAACCGGTCAACCATCCGGCAAGTCATTATCCGAAAGGATAAAGCTCTGATTTTAACAGGGAAGTTGTACGGTGGCGTTATGAAAGACAGTCATGTTTTCATCCTCATTGTGGCGCTGGCCCTTTTATGCTATGGAGGCGCTTTTCTCGCTGGTTATTTCTATGGCAAAGAAGAGGCGGCCGTTTCAATCAATTCAACAGAGGCGCGGATTGATACCGTGCGAATTAAAGTGCCTGCCAAGCCTGAACCGGAGATAAAGCTTAAGAAAATCCCCGCCAGGATGAGGCTCGATACGCTCAAAGTCTATGGCTGCTTGCCAAATCCCGAGGGCTCGAACGGCTACGCGGCGGTCAAAGTCGCTTTTATGGATACAACCATCACAGGCTATGGCAGAGCGGCGGTCGATTACTTTTTCCCTCCAATCAACAAATTCGACTTTCAATGGAAGCCGGATCCGAGGCCGGAAACCACCATCCTCAAAACAGTCTACGTCCCCCAGGTGGTCTATAAACAGCAGTGGTATCAAAAAGAATGGCTATGGTTTACCGCAGGCGCGGCCACAGCACTGGTCATCGCGGATCGATTGGGCCGCTGAGGGCTGGGCCATGTACGGAAGAAAATATCCCATGATTCACCAGCACACGCCTGGCGAAATGAACCGGCTGGAGAAGGCTTTTGCTGGAGAGCTGGATCTGTGGAAAATAGCCGGCGAGATCCAGGAATACCAGTTTGAATCGGTCAAACTGAAGTTGGCAAAAGGGTGTTTTTATACGCCCGATTTCCTGGTGGTAAAGGACCATATCTGTTTCTATGAGGTCAAGGGCTTTATGCGGGACGACGCTGCTGTCAAGCTAAAGATCGCGGCCAGGATGTTCCCCTGGGCTCAGTTTATCCTGGTTACTCAGGACAGAACAGGCTGGAAGTTCCAAAGCATTGACATTAATTGATGCGGGTTGATAAATTGTGCGCTATACCACAAATAGAGTAATAACAAGCTATTAAGAGTAATTTACTTGCATTCTAAGTATGTTCGGTTTATATATCAAATAGACACAATGAGTTACGCATAATGACAGGAGGCTTAAAATGCGACAGAAATTATTCACAAAGGAAATCGAGAAAAAGCTTAAAGCCCAGTACCCGCTGGGCAGCAGCATGGAGCAGGAAATCCACTGTGTCATCTTTAACCCGTATGGGCGCGGCACCTGGTACATCATGAACCAGGACCCTGAGGATCCCGATTATCTCTGGGCGATCGTGGAGCTTGAGGAGGTGGAGATGGGCTCGGTCTCCAAATCCGAGCTTGAAAACGCCCGCATTCCGCTGGGGCGACTGAGGATGACGTTGGAGCGGGACCTCTACTGGAAACCGAAAACAGCCCGTGAAGTCTGGGCGCATCTGAATCTCAACTGAATCCAACCCAGGGCTGGCGAGGTGGATAACCTCGCTGGCCCTACGGAGGGAACGCAATGATTTATACGAGCTATCTGGCAAAGGCCGGAAAGAACCCCAAAGCAGTGATGATAACGCGGACCGTGCCGAATTACTTCAAAGGTCTGCGCTGCATCGCTCTTGCGCCGCCTAAACATCTCTTCGGGCTGAACGATCCGGATCTTTTCACAGAACGCTACCGCGAGGAGGTCCTCTCCAAACTGGACGCGAAGGAAATTGCGGCGCAATTTGAGGGCATGATTCTGACATGCTACGAAGGGCCAGGCAAATTCTGTCACCGTCAGGTGGTGGCTCAATGGTTACGCGAGGAAGCCGGTGTCGAGGTGCAGGAATGGCAGGGTGAGGGGGGCGACACGACGAAAGGACCAAAAGCCGATATTCCAGAACAACTGGATCTGTTTTAAACTGAGCCCAATCGGGCAGGAGGTAGAAAGTGAGTCTGGCAGAATTGAAAATCAGGTCGGCGAACAAAGAGTTGAGCACCGAACAGGTGATCGCTCAGTTGCCGGAGGCAGCAAAGGAATTCGCTTATGTGGTCGGAGCCTGGGTCTGGATTGAATTTCCTGAAAAGCCCACAGCACAGGTGCGCAGCCAGCTGAACACGCTCGGCTTTAGCTGGAATTCGAGTCGTGGGGTCTGGCAGCACCCCTGCGGTGTTTTCAGGTGCCGGAGTCAGAAATACGACCCCCGCGAGGTCTACGGGATGCATGAGTTGGACGAGAACAAAAACTGAGTGAGGTCCAAAATGGATAGCCAAATCCCCAAAGAGAAAACGGTCGGGGTGTTCACCTATCAAGAGGGCACCATCTCCGGACCCAAAGAGTACATGGAGCAGAAGGGCAATGCGCTGATCAGTAAAATCGAGGATGGCAGAGATCCGATTTTCAACATTACGGCAGACCAAAGCCCCGACCTCATTACCGCCATTCTGGTCCGGCTCCAGACCGACTATGCCGGCTGGATCGGCGTGAAGCGGCTAATTGGCAGCCTGAAGATATCGCCCTGCAGGAATAGGACGCAGCACTGAAATCAAGTCCGCTCAGCGCCAGAATTTTATGGAGCCAAAGTAACATGACACCAGAGCAGAAAAAGTGGGCGGATGAATATTTGGCAAAGCACCCGCACCACATGGTCATCGACAAGGGCAGCTGTTTGGTCATCCTGCCCAAAGACCGGACGGTGAGCGAGGAGTGGATCCGGATGCGCCACGAGAAGGATCTGCTGAACTACGGCGCACCTGATTCACAAGAGGAGGAAGGTGCATTATAAGAAAGCCGCTTGAGCAGCTTGATTTGCGTGGTCGTCTAAGGACAGGACAACTGGCACTCAGCCAGGAGATCGGGGCTCGATACCCCGCCACGCGACCAGATTTGCTGTAAAATAATGAGAAATCGTGTCTATCTATTTAATTCTAAATTGCTAAGAAAGAAAAGACGGAGCTTAAAGACACGCTAAGTTAGAGGAGGTTGAGGGGTCACCCCTTTTTTGACGGATGGCCTAAACCATTATTAATACTACGCAACAAAATGGCTAAAAATGAGAATGGTCAAAATCACTGGGTATTCGACAGAATGAATGACCTTTTTTTATGCCGGTGGAGAAAACATGAACCTCGAAAAGATTTTCTACGGTTCCTCGACATCAGCGCGAAAGAAATTTATGATGCGCTGGCTTGAGGGGAAAAAATTCAAACAGCTTGTATTTCCAGGCTGCGGAGATTTCCAAATCGTCATGGCAGCTAATAAAGTCCTGGGCGCGAAAATTATCGCTTCTGACGTTTCGCTATACTCGGACACCATCGGCTGTTTTATCATAGGAGAGGATCCGCCCGAATTTGAAATCATCGCCGACATCGGATTCGAAATCAACCAGAAAGATCCGGCTGAAATCCTGATGCTCATAAAAGCGATCCAGCTTATGGCAAAAGGAGCCTGGCACTACCAGCGTTATTACAACGAACTCCGGTCCAACTTTTCTGGTCAGAAAGCTCACTTGATGGCCCACCTCGAAGAATACAAACAGCTGCTGTGGGGAATAGAATACCGGCATCGCTGCATGTTTTCCGAATTGGCTGAATTCGAGGACGACCCCGAAACCTTCATCTACCTGAATCCCCCAGTGTTTGGGGCCTACGAAAGGAAAGTTTTCAGCACCGAGGGTTTTATCCGCTATCGCTCCGATTTCAGGCAGATGGAGTACAAAAAAGACATGCCCGCCTTGATCGACGAGTGCAACAAGGCAAAGGCCCACATCATTTATGTCCTGTATCGCAACAAGTTCAAGGTCCCCGCAAAACATCTGATTTTTGCCGAGTCGCGTAACATCGACAAGATAAACTATCTGGGCTACAACCATGTTTTCAAAAAGAGCCGTTTCATCGATAAGAGCTACCTCCAGTATGAGCGGTATAAAAACGCTATCTTCAGCGAAGCTGACACCGGCGGCATCGACGAGAACAGCGAGTTGAGCATCACGATCATCCGCCCCCAGGTGGCCCTGTATCTTAGGGACCTGTTCGTTCACAAGATGGGAGCCTTTGAAGGCGTGGCCGCTGAAAAGACCGTCGCCTTTTTCCTGAACAAAAAGCTGATAGGCGTGTGTGGGTTGAACCTCTCCCACCTGATTAAAGACCGCGCAGATTACATCTTTGAGGTCTACGCCATGAGCGTCCCGAATTCGCGCTATCACTTCAACAACCTGATTATGCGCTGCATCACGCGGCAGGAATTTGCCAAGCTGGTATGTCGTCAATACAAAAATTCCTGCATGATTCGCCCTAAAAAAATCAAAACCGTCTGCCTGACCCGCTTCCCGAAGCTCAAAACCAGCGTGGGCGTTCTTGAGCTCGTGGAAAAGGAAAAGATCAATAACATCCCCACCTGGAAATTAACGTATGAAGCCCTGCTGAAAAAGGACGGACTCAAAGCTGCCTATCTTGAATGGCTGAAAGTTATGAGGAGCAAGAAACATGCAAAAGATGATTGAACTGGACGGCTACGAAAATACCGCCATTTATAAGGTGCCCCTGGACGAGATCATCGAGCGGGACAAAAACGCCAATGTCATGGAGCCGAGGTATTTCCTCCGTCTGATCGAGAACATCAAACACGACAAGCGCCTCGAATCGCTCCCCTTCGGGCACCTGATAAAGAAAGGCGAACGAACCCTGTTCGAAATCATCAGCGGACACCACAGGGTCCGCGCAGCGAGGAACGCCGGACGGGAGTGGGTCTACTGTCTGGTCTGCGAAACAACCCTCCCTGAAGATGAGGTCAAGAGCAAGCAATTGGCTCATAACCGTCTCCACGGCTACGACGACCCGCAGATCGCCAGGGAGATCTACGAGAGCATCATGGATGTGGACGGTAAAATCGCCACCGGCTATGATGACAGGGATTTCAATATTGAATACCCGTCCTTTTCAGGCGACTCCCTGAACCTTGATTTCGAGATGAAGCAATTGACTCTGCTCTTTCTACCCTCGGAGATCAAGGACCTGGACCGCGTCTTTCAGGCGCTCACCGGTGACTATGAAGCCTTGTATGCCGCTCATATCACCGGCTACAATTCATTCATTCAAGCAATCGCAAGGGTGGGAGAGGAGTTTAAAATCAAATCCATCTCTTCACAGCTTGCCAAAATGGTAGACATCGTCAACGAGGTGTTAGATGGGACTCAAGAAAGCCGACAAAGCGGAAATGGAACGAAGGATAAAGTACGTTCTGAGCCTGATTGAAATGGGCTGGTCCGAAGAATACGATATCATGCAGATTATCCGTAAAAACAAACAGTGGACCGTGACGGACCGGCAACTTCGCAACTATATCACAAAGTGTTTCCGAATTCTTCAAAATTACGCGCAGGAAAACGTCGAAAAGGTCTGGGGCACTGTCTGGCTGCGGCATGAGGGGATCCTGAGAGCGGCCATTAAAGACGGATCCTGGGTAATTGCCATTGACGTTTTGCGAGAACAGGCTAAATTGGCCGGTCTATATCGACCGAGCAAATTCGCCCTGACAGACCCGACGGGTAACGAGGACTATGGACAGAGGTTCGCAAACATATCTTTCATCGAAGCCGCCCTCCGAGCCAATCCGGAGCTCCAGGAAAAGCTCGTCGATATCATCACCGAGATGGGCAACCAGGGGGATGATACCGAGCCTGGTGGGTCTGGCACGGACTAACTATCTGGCGTATTTGCTTTTCGCTTATTACCTGAGATATAAGCCGTCAAAGCATATCAAACTGATTGCCAGAACGTGTGAAAGGATTGAATCCGGAGAGCTAAAGCGGGTTATGTTTTTTATGCCTCCGAGGCACAGTAAGTCGATGACCGTCACCGAGAGCTTTCCCAGTTGGTTTATCGGCAAGGATCCAGAACGGCGCGTCATCGAGGTCAGCTATGGCGATGCGCTGGCAAGGCGATTTGGCAGGGCGAATCGTCGCAAGATTGAGAGCTTTGGGCCTGCGCTCTTTAACATCGAGGTTGCCGGCGACAACTCCAGCGTAACCAACTGGTCTATTGAGGGCCATAGCGGAGGAATGATCAGCGCGGGTGTCGGAGGCCCAATTACAGGCGAAGGAGCCGACTGCCTGATTATTGACGATCCGATAAAGAATCGGCAGGAGGCCAACAGCCCCACCTATCGTGATATGCTTTGGGACGAATACCGCAACACCCTGCTGACCCGCTTGCAGCCGAACGCTTCAATCATCCTCATTCAAACACGCTGGCATGAAGACGATCTGGCAGGAAGGGTTTTGGAGCACGAGGGCGAAGATTGGCACGTCATCAGTCTGCCGGCAGAAGCAGAGGAGGAGGACATCCTGGGCAGGGCGCCAGGCGAACCGCTGTGGCCGGATTTCGGTTTCAACCAGGAATGGCTGGAAAAGACGAAGGTCGTGGTCGGCTCACAGGTCTGGAATGCGCTTTATCAGCAACGGCCTTCACCACAGGAGGGCGCTTTACTTAAAAGAGCATGGTGGCGTTATTACATTGTGGTCCCTGGACATTTCGATGACCTGGTCCTCAGTTGGGACATGACCTTCAAAGACGAGAAACAGGCTGCGTCGGGCAATCCCGACTATGTGGTCGGGCAGGCTTGGGGCAGGGTAGGAGCGGATAAATATCTGCTGGATCAGATCAGGGCCAAGATGGACTTTCCTACATCCCTGAAAGCAGTCAAGGCCTTTTATGCGAAATGGAAAGACGCTTCAGCAATCCTGATAGAGGACAGCGCCAATGGTCCGGCCATCATAGCATCCATACAGCATGAGATTTCAGGAGTCATCCCGTGGCCAGCCCAGGGAAGCAAAACTGAAAGGCTCTCGGCGGTTTCGCCTCAGGTCGAGGCGGGAAATGTATTCATACCTGACCCTATCGTTGCAGCGTGGGTTAGCGACTATGTGGAAGAATTTGCCGTATTTCCAAACGGCAACAATGACGACCAGGTGGATGCAACAACCCAGGCCCTCCGGTACTGGATGAGGCCAGACAAAGCCGCAGCGTCGGTCAGCACCTATCGGTCTGTTAGAACCGAATAACAACCACCAGAAGGAGACAGAGAAATGTCACTGTTATCCAGTATCTTCAATGGGCTATTAAGCAAGATCGGGGCAACGGGACGGGATAAAATCGGCTCCCTGGTCGATAAAAACAGGGAAAAGGTCGATCCCGCCCGAACCACCGCGCCCAGGGAATTCGACACCTTTCCAACTGGCTATCAATTCGCTAATCAGATGACAGACCTCGGCCAGGTTTCCATTCGAGGCGGCTTTTACTGGGAGGTGCAGGATGCATGGCAAATGTACGGGAGCGACGACCGTGTGCGATCCACAATTGACAGCATCGCCGATGATGCCACCCAAAACAACCGTCGCGGTGTCCCGTTCAACATTGTCGTCAAAACTGGAGAAGATGAGCAGAACGACCGGACCGATGAACTGCAAAAGATCCTCGACTCCCAATTCAAGGCGCTCCGCATCTACCAGCGCAGTTCCGACATGCTCAAATTTGCGCTGTTGGAAGGGAGCCGATTCTATCGGATCGTGGTCGATTTCGGGCAGAACAAAGTCACTGAACTGCGGCACATCAAGGGGCCAAGAGACGGCTTTATCCTGATAGAATTGATCGAGGGGCAGTACAAGGGCTACTTTGTCCAGTTCGAGTATGCCTCCCAGCAGCCTGTCGCGATATTTCTGCCGTGGGAGGTGATCCGCCTGGATTGGAACCGGCCCGATGAATTTGCCTATGGAATGGGGCTTTTCTCCAGCGCGCGGCCAAACTGGAAACGGCTCACAAAGACCGAGCAAAACCTCTACATCGCACGGCATACCAGGGCCTATGCCAGAATCAGCCGTGAATTTCCCGACACCTCGGTCGAGGATCTGTTCCGTATCCGTGCAACCGATGAGGAAGAACGAAAGAAACACGGGCCGCTTGAAGTCGAAACCGACATCTATACGACCGGCAGAGCAAACGTCCTGGACACCTCGAACGCTTCGATTTTCAACATCGAGGATGTCGAGTACGGTCAGCGGCGGCTCTTCGCCAGCGGTCGGCGGCCGGTCTCCCTCCTGGGCGGTTATGGCAAGGACGCGGTCAACCGCGCCGTCCTGGACCGTCAGGAGCACCGCTACATTTCCGGCTTCCTGTCCTCAGTGACGGAGATGTTCGACACGGGGATGGTCAAACTCGTCAACCTGATGCTATTGCTAGAGAATATCCTGCCGCAGGATTTTCAGGTCACTTTCGAGTGGACCCGCAAATCGGTCGAGGACAAGCAGATCCTGGCCACAATCGCAAAGGACGGCGTTGACCGTCGCGCTCTACCATTGTCCGTTTATCCGGCCATTTTCGACATGGAAGCCGAGGATGCCATCAGCGAAATCGAATCCGACCTTGAACGGCTGGCTGAGTGGGATGAACGGTTCAGCGCAAAGCTGGAAGATCCAGGTTTCTTACCGCCGCCAGAGGAGTAACCTGAAATGGAAATCAGTGAATATCAGCACTTGATTTTGAAAACCCGAGCGAATTATGTTCAGGTTTCGCTGGAAATGGTCCGGAAGCTCGAACAGGCGTTCCAGAAAGCCTACGAGGATGTGAACCGGTTGCTCATTGGAATTGATCACGACCCCAGATTGACCGCCCAGCGGCAGTTCTGGAAAGTGCGTAAAATCCAGTTGAAGGAAATTGCCGAGGGTTTGAGAAACGGCTACGCGGATGCTCTGAGAGAAGGGATGAAACTTGTCACCATCAATTCAGCCCAAATTTCGGAAATGGCCGAGACGATGCTTTTGACCAGCCACGGCTACGAAGCCGTCCTTGTCAGTCCTGCCTTCCGCACGCTGCCGCTTGCTGCCGTCGATCATGTCTGGCGCAGGATCGGCACAGACGGGCTGACTCTGAGCGACCGGATCTGGAACCTGAACAAGCTGGTCCGGCAGCGGACTGACGCGATTGTCCTCTCCGGCATTGCCAGAGGGCAGAGTGCCGTGGAAATGGCAAAAGAACTGCAACGGGACATCCTGGGGATCAAGCGGCCAGAGGATATTCCTGAGACTTTGCGCTGGACAAAAGGAATCAGCCGGTCAGTCAGAGGGCGCGGGACCATTCACTATAACGCCCTCCGGCTTGCCCGTACCGAGATCGCCAACGCCTACCACGAAGCTGAAGTAATGGCGGCAACAGCCTCGAAAGTCGTTTCAGGTCTGAAATGGAACCTCTCGCCAGCCCACGGGATTTATGACGTTTGTGACCAGCTTGCCGATCAGGATGTTTATGGTATGGGACCAGGAGTATATCCCCCTGAGGACACGCCGCTCTGCCCTCACCCGAATGATATGTGCTACGTCACCAGAGAGATCCTGCCGGTTGAAATGTGGGGCAAGGAGAGGGTGAAACTGAAGCCGAAAAAAACTTTTGATTTCCATCACCCCGAAGAAACGTCTTACTTGTCCGCGACCAGAAAGCAGGAAGTCACCCGACCGGTAACAGAGAAATACCAAAAAGCAGTAGAGGAACATTTCCGCGCCATGATCGAGAAGAATACGGTGGGCACGGGAAGGATTCGAGGTGTGGCGTGAAGGAGGCGGCTATGGGCAAGATCACCACTAAAATACTGGTCATCCGAGAGAACGGAACAGGGAAGAACATTCAATCGTTTGAACTGCCGTCCGATGACCCGCTGGGATTTTTTGGGACGGTTGAGCTGAAGTTGCAGTCCGGCTCAGTCAGTTCTGTTCAAATCCCCAGGCAATCACTGCACATCGCTACCATTAGCCGAGAGGAATGGGAAAAGATGACCGGGATCCACGAATTGCTTTAAACATATGAGAAATTAGATGAAATTATCCGCTAACGATTCCATTTTTTGCGAAAAATCAAAAAATAAATCTGAAAGGCAATTGTATGCTGCTATAGTAATACAGAATTTGTACGTCATACTTAGTTTAGCAAAGGAAGTAGACATCAGCGATTAAATAATCTCACACAAATCAATATAAAACATTAGGAATGCTATAAATTTTTGAGACTGGGCCTCACAAAAAATTACATTCAAGAATCTTCCATAGGATTATTTACTATTCAGGGTAAAGGAAGATATTTTCCGATTTATAAAGGCAGTTTTCAAAAAGTAAAAAAATAGACTTGGTTCTGATTACTCCAAACAGACTCTATTACTTGTGGGAGGTTGCATGTCGGTTATAAATAAATTTAAGGTCAAATCATATTTGTTTAATCTTATACTACTTTTTTCTGCAGCCCATCTCTTCTACTGCAACAGTGAAAAAATTACAGAACCTAAAACCGGTTCGCTAAACGGCATTGTCAAAAATCACACTACTCAAATTGCACTCTCTGGTGTTATCGTGAATTGTGCTGGTATAATTACTACAACGACCACTGATGGCAAGTACTTACTTCAGGAAATTCCAACGGGTCGACATCCATTGGTCGCCGAGAAAACGGGATATGAGAGATTTTCTCAAACCATTTCGATAACATCGGAAATGTCATCATATGATATTCTTTTGACACAATTGACATCTAGCGTAAGCGGATCAGTGAAAAATAAAGATACGGGAGCGCCAATCCCAGGGGTAAAAATAACAATCGCTGGGGTTGTAGATTATTCCGATGCGAACGGACACTATCATCTTTCTTCGGCTCCGCAAGGAGAACAGATGATAAAAGCAGAAGAAATAAATTATGACGAGTTTACTGCTACCACATTTATCCCAGCAGAGGGTAAGTCATATGATATAGTTATGAGCTGGAAGTTGCCCCATATTAGTACTGGAAGCGCTTCATTGAGTTATATCGGCGAAATTACAGCGTATACTGATTTGTTCGGTGTTATCAAGCCATGGCCCTCAACTCTGGCAAAAATGCCCATTAGCAAGGTCACTGCCACTGCAAGTGGTGTCAAGGACGGAAAGGGGATAAAAAGTGTAGAATTAGAATATGAAGCTTTAGTAACGCACTATAGCATTAAAAACTCAACCTCTACACTGACAAAAAAGTCTGCAGAATATGAGATGAGGAGACTGGCCTTGATCAGTGAAGGTGATGGGAAATATTCACTAACAAAGGAGTTGGAAAAACCAACGATGCAATTCGCAAGCGGAGGCGGTTATGTGAGTACAGATTATTATGCATTATGGGTATATTTTGGCACAAATCCCAAGTTAGTTGTTACGGATGTTGATGACAATACCATTTCCTTAGATCTAAGCTGGATCAGATGAGGTTAGTCAAGCAGATATGATGCTCCAATAAGTTATATTTATGGTTTCTCTTTTTTAAAATGTACTCATCCTGCAAATCCGGGATTTAAAGTTTGTTTAATCTGATTAATACTGAAAAGCCTATATGTACATTTGGTTTTAAATGGATTTTCTGTAAAAATATTCTACTAATTAATGTGAATTTGACCCTTAAAAATCCGGAGGAAGCAGATGAAAAGATTAGTCGCTTTTCTGACCGTTCTCGTTCTCTTTTGCATTAGTAATTTAAATGCACAGGCTCGCTACGGTAAAACTGAAGGCTATTCCATTTATTTAGGTACCAGTATTATTGGCCCTGAGATTTGCATCGGCAGCACCCAAAAGAACTCAGATTCATACGGGGAGGTATATTTCATTTATCATGCGTATGACTGGGAATCTGATGAAGAATTGTGGAATAAGCCTTCAAGTGGGGGGTACCACGTTGGGTTAAATTATTTGAGTGGAATTGGCAGTACTGATAAATTTAAATGGCTTTTAGGCGGTGGACTAAATATATGGAACGAAAGATTAGGATCCAATGCCTCATGGAACTATGGTGAACCAACTGAGGGATATTATCAAAGTATTGACCTCCACATTGGCGGCAGATATTTTTTAAATCCTAGCATTGCGACAACTTTTTGGATTGGCTATGCAATTTCAACTGATATATCAAATACAATGCTTAGCAAATATCCTATAAGCGGTATAGAAGATTCTTGGTCTAAACTTGAGGGTAATTTAAACATTTTGATAGCGTTATAATTGATGTACTGCCAGGATAATCAATTAAAATTCATGTAATATGCATTTATTGATTAAGAGTTAGGAGGAAATTATGAAACTGGCTAGAACCACCCTATTTTTAATCTTTATTGTCGTGCTCTTTGGTTTGAGTTGTGAGGAGCAGACCTTCGCTCCGATAGTTTATAACATTGGAGTTTCCGCGACCATCTATGTTAAAGATAATAATACGAACAATCCAATTGCTGGTGCAACTATTCAGTGGGAGAGCGAGGAAGGCAGAATTACAGAGCAAACCTCAGCTACAACAGATCAGTATGGCAGGATGTTTTTAACAAAACACATCCAGAGTGAGAATCCGTATTATGACCGAGTTATTACCCATCTATTCGCTCCTGGCTACTATGGCCAATCGGGGCGCACAACTATTCGGCTAAGTCAAGCAGGATCGTCTTACACGTTTTATATGATACCACAATAACACTCATGTCATTGAAATATTAAATCGCTAACGCGTTTTAATTGGATAAATTTAAAAACTAATCATTCTTGAAAAACTTAAGAGAATTAATGAATTATAGGAGATGATGCATATGTCATTAAACAAGTATCGCTTTAGTTCAATTGCAGCTGTCTGCTCATTTTTGTTGCTTAGTTGCGCCCCCAAACCCCTCATCATAAGGGAAATAAATGACTATCACTTAAGCGTCGTTAAAATACCAAAATATAACTATTGCGAAATTGATATGATTTTGAATGTTTTAAACCAAGGCTCAGAAGTAGAAATTTCTGCGATTAAATCTATAATGGATGCCATGCAAATTTCCTTGGTATATCCCGGAAAGGATAAGTTATTTATTGATATCCAACAAGCTATGCGAACAGTTGATAAATACAAATATTATATAATATTAAAAACCAATTTGATGTATCCTCCACCAAATGATTATCTAATCTGTTTCGTGACTCAGGACCAAAGGAAAGCAATCGCAATATTGGATTTGGGCAAATCTGGAGTAAAGAACCAAGGCTTATTTCATCCATTTACTGGTGGCAACAATTGGGTTTTAGAAACAATTAATAATCAAAAGTATGCAACGAGAGTATTTGATCTCCATGGTACTGAGATACCTTTCCCAGTATTCAAAATGTGAGAGACAAATTTGCTTACGTTTGTCAAATTAATCATTGCTTTAAAACTCCTCGATCTATAAAGGTATGGTAGAACGTAATGATTATGTAGTCAATTTGTGGCGATTTAGTCCCTCGACAACCTCCTGGGGAATGGGAAAAGCTGGTGGGAACGCTGGAATAAGATCCGAAAACATTAAAAAATAGAGTACAAAAATGACATTTGCTGCTTGACATTGCTATGTGGATTGATTAAATTAGCTACAGCAATTTGGTTATTGCTGGCGGTATTATTCAGACAGCTGTCTCCCTCGATTGCGCTAACCCCCCTAATGCGCTCTCCTAGACGGCTGTCTGTTTTGATTTGCGGCGATTTTGTCCCTTGACAGCATTTGTTTGAATGCTTATATTCCAAATGTGGCATAAGGGCCACTGCTTTAATATACCGCACCTTTTCCGGAAAGGTGCGACTGAGCGCCCGATTCGACCCCCTCCCATCGGGCGCTTTTAATTTGCCTTTGGCAGGCTCCCAATCGTCAATCTCGCCTCATCCTCTCCCTCGAGCAGCAAGTCCCACATTTTGCGAACCAGAGGCCATCATGTGGGCATTGGTTGGCCATCTTATGCGTATAAGTTCATGATCTTGTGATGACATGATTGTGATCTCCTGGGCGCTCTTATGCTCATTCTTGCGCATCGGATGCGAACGCGTGCGAAAAAATCAGTAATAGTTTTAAGAATTTTCACTTGTTTTTACATGAATTAATACTAATTTATCATCAAACGTAGTTTAAAAGAGACTAACGATAAGAATAGAAAAGAGAAGACGTGAAATGGTAATATTTTTCCAAATAATTAAAACAATTATCATCTTACTATTAGTAATCTCACCTGTGTTAAATGTAATCAGAATTTGGAAATTTAATGATAAACGAAAGAAGAGAGACAGGTCATTTGCATACATTTTAATAGTGATTTGGAGTTTTGTCAGTATTCTTTCGGTTTTAGTCATTCCCAGTATCAGTCAAAAAATCGAAGCAATTGAAACGGAAAGGAAAAAGCCTCTATTTAAAATAGAATTTTACGAAAGAACCGAAATGATTGCTGTAACTGTTGAATCCGATACAGTAAATGTTACACCAATCATCGATCTATTGTTTAAATTTGAAATCCCAGGTGAATTTACTTCTTTCAGAATATCATCAAAGGATGAAGTTAAGAGTATTGATGTCTCGCATCAATTTATGGCTAGTATAGATGAAATAACAACTGCAGAGAGTATTCATATATATGCCAATACTTTATTCCCAAGTGGATTTTTTCGAATTGAAATATATTTTAAACCAACTCAGGAATATATAATCCCCGGCCAAGAAAAATCAAAGAATCCCAAAAAATATTTTCCTATTATGGATCTGCATGATTTTTCTAAAGTATTTTATACTTGGAATTATAATGGAAAGCTCATATCAGATAGTTATTATTTAGATCTTCGAATTCTTAGTTATATTAAAAAAGACAATGAAAATCTGCTTAAGTCCATGAGATTAGAAGATATAAATTGTGATTTATCATCACCCAAATTCAAAATTTTCATTGAATCCTTAAGGACTAAATATAATGATGAGTGGCTTTATAAATCTGAATATTCACGAAGGAATTGGTAGCTGACTTTAAACTTAAATTTTGGTTGATGATAATGAAATTATTATAAAGCCCATCATAGTCTTACTGCGTACAATTTTAGTAAAATCTACCCAATTACGGGGCATAATAAAAATGAAAAATCAAGGAACAAAATCGCTGCAGAATTATGACGCTCTAGTATTGAAAATTGGTGACTTCCGCAAAAGCCTTGTTTTTGTGTATAATATTATTACCTTAGGGAGGTTTATAAAATATCGCATCTAGGGAAGTGGCATAACCCGGGAGGGGATATGGTGGGAAATTGAAGGCTCAGTCATAAACGATGGCTGAGCCTTTTTGTTGATTCATAATTGTAATATTCATAATGATCCACCATAATGGGGCTTCTGACGATTCTACGCCGCAGGATAAGCCGTCGGCTCTGCCTCGCAGCAGATCCGCGCGATTGGGTTAAAAGAGTTAAGGACAATAGGAGATGACCATGTTAGAACAATGGATTTCTGTGCTAAATGGTTTTTGCCAAGATCAATCAATTGATCTCAAAATTAGAGAAAAGAAGGCGAAAGAGATCGGGAATATGATTCATGACATTGGCGGAATTGAACTAATGGTTCAAGTATGCCAACAACTAAGGAAAGTTCAATCAACGGTTGGCGCTGCTACATTAATAAACCATTTTTGGGATGGCATCGGAACTTGGCGAAGTTAAGGTATCTGTGCTTAAGAATTATCTCACGAATTGAGTTCAGAGAGGTGGCCAAGTACCAATCATTGCCATGCTACAATCATACGATTATTAAACGCGGATTCTTGTTTTTATGATAGGGATCATTTTTCTCTTGCGTTTATTCGTTAATTCCTATAGAGGATTAGGGTATGCTCGGCTTTCATTCCCATCCTTCAGAAAATGCCTTATTATTATATTCTGTCTATATAGCTGTCCATTATCCATAGGACGCAAATTTTAAATTGAAAATCGTAATTAGGCTCAATTTTAAATCTGATTGCGATTTTTACGTCAAGCTATATTTCCAAGAAAGCAACATTTGAGTGCGTGTCAGCATCCCCTAATAGAAAAAAGCTGCACCTGTCGCTAGGAGGTCAGATGAGATTGTTCTCAAATTGGATCCAAAAAAAAACTGGGCACGTTGATAATAAGACCTCTCTTCAGGAAACGGTGAGTATGACACCGTTGGATGAAAGCCAAATCGCTGGGATTTTAGTGATTATTTCATCTCCAACCTTCGATATGAGCGAAGATGATGCAATTGAGCTTTTCGCAAAAAGAAACCCGACATGGTCGAGGCGTCATAACGTGAAGCTATTACGGACTGATAGGCAAATCTCGGAAGAAGTCGAAGGCCGTGAGGAAGTTTTTTCTAAGATGGTTTCATCCGGATATCCTGGAATTTCTGATGAGTATTCAGTACTGGTGCAAGATGGTAATCTAACTACAGTAAACCGCGAAACGGGCATCGTAAGAGAGAAAGTAATATTCGGACTATTCACTTTTTTTCGCTCTGACATGGGGAAAAAAATTGTCATGTTCGGTAATCTAGAGATCAAGTTTAGACACAATGAGTTCCAAATTACCAAACCAGAGTTATTGACAAATCGCCTTTTTTCAGATTTGGAACATATCTATATCTTTTGTGAAGATTTCGGAGAGGATATATCTTCATCTGTGCCCGTAGGAATTATCATTGAAAACATGGTTAACCAACCAATGGAAGTAATTAACAATAGGATTCCACTCACAGTAATCCGCCACTCAAGTGTTGCTTCTATGGCACCTAATACAGTCACCTTCCCTGAGAAAGGTTTACAGGAAATTGAGACTGATTTTCCTGGATTGTCAAATAACCTGGAAACCTATGGGCTTGAATTGTTTTTTAAAGCCTTTACTATCAATAACTCAGGCAATAAAGCGGTGGTCCTCCTAGTTTATAAGGAGGATTTATTAAGGATGTACAAATGTAAATGTTGTTTTAGGATTTTTGGCTCAGATGAACTTAGTGGCGACTTTTGGACATTTTGCCGCCATTGCAATGGCAAGATTATTCAGAGAGAATTGCTTACTTGTCCCAACTGTAAGGGAAATTTACGAGCATCGAAGGGAAGAGATGCCACAATTTTTTGCCCACTTTGTGGTTACCAGATTCATATTAAGACATAATCTTCGAATATTCCAGTATCGATGTGTTGCCGCTTATTCTAAAACACCGCATTTTCGGAGTGGCGCTACCAAACGCCCAATTCCCACCCTCAGATCGGGCGTTTTTTATTTTTCCGCAATAAGCCTTGATATTACTTCGAATTTTCCTATATTATCCGAAAGATAAACAATGCGGTTGGAGGATGCCCAGGGCGTACTCAGGCACTCTAACCCAGCCACTACCCAAATATACCTCAAGACCATTAAAGAGGAGATGAGGCAAAAAAATATTCCTGAGGAGCTCTTGGATAGTGTTTACTGAGCTTATTAGATAATATTATATTACTATGCAAAAATGGTAACACAAGTAAACCATATAAGGGTAGGGCAATGATACAAGTAAAAGATATTACGATAAAAGGTAAAAACCTCAATAAAATACTTGCCGCCCATTACAAATTTCTAGGAAATGAAAAACGCGGGCAACGAGCTGATCTCAGTGGGGCCGATCTCATTGGGGCCAAGCTCAGCGGGGCCGATCTCTTCAGGATCAATCTCAGCAAGGCCAATCTCACTGGGGCCAAGCTCATGGGGGCCAATCTCGTCGAGGCCGATCTCATGGGAGCCAAACTCTGCGGGGCCGATCTCTTTATGGCCAAGCTCAACAAGGCCGATCTTACTGAGGTTGATCTCAGCGATGCCGATCTCAGCGGTGCCTGTTTCGCCGGTGCCGATCTCAGCGGGGCCAAGCTTGATAATGCAAATCTTTTCCATGCAGACTTCACAAACGCAAAGCTTTTAAAAGCAAATATAACCGGAATTGTGTTTGAACAGACAATAACATTTATCTGGCAGATTAGCGGAATAAAATGCGATTTCATATACCTTGATTTGAATAGACAAAAAAGACAACCTAAAAGTGATAATTTTCCGCCTGGGGGATTTGAACAATTATATGCATCTTACCCAAGCATTGAATATGTTTTTGAACAGGGAGCTCAGTGGTTAGACTTAATGAGTTTTAATTATGCGTACGCAAAGATAAAAGAACAGAATCCAGAATTTGATCTTAAGTCGATAAATATTGATGACAAAGGAGCCGCCCCAAGAGTGCTGATTGAGACGGCACAACCAGAAAGGGAAAAAGATATTCTTGAGGCAATTGTTGGTGGGTACAAAGAAGCTCTAGATAGGGCTAAAGATGAAATCCAGTTTTTACGAGAGTTGGTCGGATCTAAAACTCCATCCATTTCGATTGGGCAAATTCAAGGACAGACTAATTTGCTCATGCCACATTCATCGATGACTCAATACAATATTGAGATGATAGAGAGAGCCGAATTTCTGCTCAATGATATTATTTCGAGTGTTGAGACCGCTGCCAGTAAGGAGCTACCTAAAAAACATAAGAGTGCGGTACTGGATCAGCTGAAAGAGGTAGGCAAGAATATTAGAGAAGGTTCTTTTCGCGAGGCGGGTAAGCTATTGATGGATGAATCTCTGAAACAGGTTGGAAAAGCCATTCCCAAAGTCGCGCAACTAATCCCCCAGTTAATACAAATACTGTCAACTTCGGGTAGCGGACCACTTGCGTAGGAAGTCAGTAATAAGGAGACGATTTGAAGCTGAACCTGAAATGGCTTAATCCGAAGCGCCTCATCGACAAAATCTGGGAGGATGAGTTTAAGATTTCGCTGTTTGTCTTAGGGGTCGCTTTCCTCGTCGTAAACCTTCCCACAATCCTCAGCGGGCGCTATCTGGAAAAAGAATTCCTTGATAGCATGCTTTCAAATGCAAACTCGATGATTCTGGATATTCTAGTTATCCTCTGCCTAACAACCTATCTTATAAAAAAATCGGAGAAACGCCGTGAGATCCAAAGACTAAAAGATGAAATTGACGACTTCAGGGGATGGGAATCCGAAGAGGCCTCGCATCGGATCAGAGGTATTATTTTCCGGCTTAATAAGCTTGGCATTACACAAATAACTCTGACGAATTGCCATCTTGAGAATGCCGATTTAATTTACGCTAATCTTGCAGGTGCTGATCTCCGCGGGGCTAAACTACATGAAGCCGATTTAAGGCGAGCGAACCTTGGCAGTAGTGACCTTCGCGGGGCTGATTTACACCGGTCAAACTTTGAGGGAGCTAACCTTTCGTACGCGAAGTTGGCGTGGTCACAAATCGACAAGACAAATTTTAAAAAAGCTGATATTCGAGGGATTCAAAATATATCTGGGATGCAAGGATTAGATGCTGCATATTTCACAGATGCCATCATGGACGACGAAACCCGCGAATTTCTATCCAAGATCAACCCGACGGTAAAGCCGCTGGAAAAGCCGGTGGGAAAAAATTCAGAAGGCGATAAATCCGCTTGACTTTGAGTGAAAATTTATTACATTGTTGAAAGATTAAACGGATCTGCTTTTTAGACGATGGGCGAATGGGACACTCGCGGGAGGGGATATGGTAGGATTTTGTAGGCTCAGTCATCGGGGGATGATTGGGCCTTTTTACTTTTATCTAATTCGAATATTCTCTACCATACACGATTACCTCGGCATATCGAACGCGTCTGCGAACATACCCCTTGAGGACAACAGTTCAACGCCGCGTTTAGAAGGCACAGATAGATAACTACAGATCACAACATGGAACCAAAAATAAACTGCTCCAACTGCAACACAGTATATCCTCGAAGAAGGCTTAAATGCCCTTCCTGTGACCATGTCGGGATTTCCAAGCTCTACAAGTATGTGTCTTATAGTGAGCGTTCGTTATCAATATTAATAAACAAACAGCTATGGTGTCCAAAAGCCAAATCGTTGAATGATCCTTTCGAATTCCACTTCAATTTAGCACAAAATTCTATTGGAGGAATACCAATTGATCAAATTTCTATCGAAGGTACAAAAGATGCAATCAAGGAAATGCCTGTCATCTGCTTTAGTGAAGTTAACGACGACATTCTGATGTGGTCACATTACACTCACGGCCACATTGGATTCTGTATTGAATTTGAACGCAAAGAGGATAATTACCTAGGCATGTGGGACTCCTGTGTGCCAGTAATCTATAATTCAGACAAACAGGTATTATCATTCACTCCACAACAGCTTGAAAAACCTGATTCTTTTACAAAAATTGCAACGTCTAAATCTCCTCATTGGGGATACGAGAAAGAGTGGCGTCTAATCGGTCGTCATGACCTTGCGGATAAATTAATTCCACTACCTGCGCCGATTTCTCGTATTATTTTTGGCTGTAAAATGGGTATTGATGAACGCAAAACAATTGCACGGATTCTTGGCTCAAATATGAGGTACGCAGAAGCCAAGAAGATAATAACCGAATTTGCATTAAGCATAGTGTCTATTGAGTTCAGTGATATTATTAATGCTTTCTGACAATTCACTAGTGCCAACCAATAAAGCCGGGCGGCACAGTTCAATCTTTTAGCTCTCGCTTTGCTAAGGCTTAATCGCGACACTAAACACGAGTGCCTGGGCCTTCGCTCCACTCAGGCTGAACCAGGCACTGGAACTAATACGCCCCTTTCGGGATCTACAGCTCAGCGCCGCGATTAGCCCATGAAAACAAAGACCGACCGAAAGGAACCGCGTAGAATGCCGAGTAAGTCGCTAAATCGAAGCCTGCATGCCGCTAAGGCGACTAAGCAGGATGAGTTCTATACCCAGTACGTTGACATCCAGAAGGAGGTGGAGGCCTACCTCGAATTCGACGCCGAAACCTTCCGCGGCAAGGTCGTCTATTGCAACTGCGACGACCCATTCGAGAGCAATTTCTTCAAGTACTTCGCCGCCAACTTCAACAAGCTCGGCCTCAAGAAGCTCATCACCACCAGCTACGACGGCTCCCCCATCGCCGGGCAGATGACGCTGTTCCCGGAATACGACGAAGGCAACGGTAGGCGGCAGAAGCCCAAGTCCCTGGCCGTCATCCTCGACCACGTGAAGGACGAGAACAGTGATGGTGCCGTTAATATGACGGACGTTGAGCTCTTCCTCAAGCGCAACAAGGCCGCCCGCATCGCCCTCAAAGGCGACGAAGGGAAATACCCGGGCGGAGACTTCCGCAGCTCTGAGTGCGTCGCGTTCCTCAAGGATGCCGACATCGTCGTGACGAACCCGCCGTTCTCGCTGTTCCGCGAGTACGTCGCACAGCTCATGGAGTACGGAAAGAAGTTCGTCATCATCGGACCGAAAAACGCCATCACCTACAAAGAGATATTCCCACTCATCAAAGAAACGAAGCTATGGCTTGGGTCAGGGTTTGCTAACGGGAACGCATATTTCAGTATTCCTTCGCACGCCAGTCGGGAGTTCGCAGACGGCGTTTACGACGAGAGCACGGGACTCGTAAAGTTTCGCAACGTAGGTTGGTTCACAAACCTCGACCACGGGCGTCGCCACGAGAGGTTGCCACTCATGACCATGGCGGACAACCTAAAGTTCAGCAAGCATAAGGAAATCAAAGGCAAGGCCGCCTACGACCGGTACGACAATTACGACGCGATCGAAGTTCCGTTCACAGACGCCATCCCTATTGACTACGACGGACTGATGGGCGTCCCGATCACTTTTCTGGACAAATATAACCCGGATCAGTTCGAAATCATAGGAACGAGCGACAACGGCATCGTCGATGACAAATTCAAAACGACACGCGGATTGACGCAGCGGTTTGTTGATGATTACTACCGAGCCGGCGGGACTGGAGCTTACAAAGGGGGCAATCCAACGGCCGGCTACTATGACAATGGCGTCGCGAAGATGGCTTACAAGAGAATCTTCATAAGGCATAAGGGGAACAAGAAGTGAAAACCACGCTCCGCACCGACCTCACTGTCGCCGACGTCTGCAACGGCTTTGTCTACAATCAGCTAGAAGGCAAGGGCCTGTTCGGCCTTAGCGGGAAGCTCACGATTCAGCCGGAGTACCAGCGGAATTATATCTACGCCGAGGGTGGCGGGAAGCGCGAACAGGCGGTCATCCACTCGCTACTTAAGGAGTATCCGCTCGGGTTGATCTACTTCAACAAGGTCGCGGCGGACAGGTTCGAGGTGCTCGACGGTCAGCAGCGCATTACTAGCATCGGGCGGTTCGTCACGAACAAGTTTGCCGTCATGGACGGCACCAACCCGCAGTACTTCGACAGCCTCCCCGCTGATCAGCAGAAGCGAATCAAGGACGCGAAGCTGCTGATCTACGAGTGCGAGGGGACGGAGTCCGAGATCAAGCAGTGGTTCGAAACAGTCAACATCGCTGGCGTGCCACTCAACGAGCAAGAGCTTTTGAACGCTATCTACTCCGGCCCTTTCGTCACCAAGGCCAAAGAAGAGTTCAGCAACAGCCAGAACGCGAACATTCAGAAGTGGAGCGCCTACATCAAGGGAAGCGCCAACCGGCAGGATTTTCTGGAGCGGGCGCTGGATTGGGTGAGCAAGGGCGACATCGGCAGCTACATGAGCGCGCACCGCAATGATAAGAACATCAACGAACTCAAGGCCTATTTCAATGCCGTGATCGATTGGGTTTCGACCGTGTTCACGGATGTTCTCCCCGAGATGCGCGACCTGGAGTGGGGCAGGCTGTACCAAACGTACCACGGCAAGAATTTCGACCCGAAGAAGATGTCGGTCGTTGTCCAGAAGCTCGCGGCTGACGACTACGTCACGAATCGCAAAGGAATCTTCGAATACCTCCTGGGCGGCTCTACCGACAAGAAGCTGCTGGCCGTGCGGGTGTTCGACGAGAAAACCAAGCGGGTCGCGTACAACAAGCAGACGCAGGAGGCGCAGGCCAAGGGCAAGTCCAACTGCCCGTTGTGCGCCGTTGGCGACAACGCCAACAAGGGTAGGGTCTACAAGCTCGACGAGATGGATGCCGACCATGTCTCCGCGTGGAGCAAAAGTGGCGACAGTTCTGCCATGAACTGCCAGATGCTCTGCATCACTCACAATCGGGCGAAAGGAAACCGTTAAACGCAAAAATCGGGGTAACAACTAAGTGTTCTCCCCCGACACTGTAACATAGACGTGTAACGCGGGTGCGAACTATACCCCTGAGAAACGGCATTTTACTTACAGCACTTGGGTGCTCGCGAAGATGCGATAAATCTTGATAAATACCCTCAAATTTTCTCTTGACAATAGCGTGAGATTTGATTTAATTTAGCCAACATATTTATCCCGGTAGGCCGGGGAACGGTAGCCCGTGTTTCGCTTGCTCTCTCAGATGAGAGAGAAGGTGAGGTACGGGCATTATCATTTTAACCCTATAATAGCCGATCGTAGGCAATTTGAATTTGCTTGCGAATTGATTATTTATGATTAAATTACTATATAATAGCTTGTGGGATAATCAGATGGGGATCCCCATGATGATAAAAGGCAGAACATAGTATCCAACAGGATGGCTTGTTCTGCCTTTTTTATTTATGAGGTGCCAAGAAAGGATCGATAATTGCGCAACATCATCATTTTAGAGAATTATGAATACCTTTTATAAAATACTATTATCCGTAGTGATACTTTTTTTAAAATCAGCTTATGCTGCTGATCGCGTTACTGCCAATTTCTATTATCACAAAGCAGACTCTATTGCTCATTCTTTACTTGCTGAACCATACTTTTTGATAATTCTCCGAAGTGATTCCGTTGATTCCAATGGCAAGTCAGAATATTGGCAGTACACATTCCAAGACAATGATCAATGTATATCAATGCATTTTACAACTGATAGCGCATCTTATGAAACTGGTCCGCCTTGGACGGGATCTTCGCAAATTGATAATGAATGGATAAATAGCGATTCGGCTTTGGCAATTGCTGAAAAAGATGGGGGCAAAGAATTCCGCGCAAGTTTCCCAGAACACACTATCGAGGCAAATCTTGGTAAAGATTCTGCTTTGGGAAAAAGCGAATGGGAGATTGTCTATGAATCAACCGCCTTTTCTAATGTTGAATTGACATATTTTATTAATGCTTTGACAGGGCTTGTAAGAATAAAATGGAACCCCAAGATAGTATCATATTTCCCTCTGGCCCTCGATAATAAATGGAGCTACTACGGCATCCAATCGGGTGATCCCGAAGGACCCATTAGTTTTGATTCTGTTACTGATAGCATAATCATTGAAGGCAGAAAATATTTCGTTATCAATTATTCTTATTTCTATCGCTCTGATTCTATAGGCCATGTTTACAGGTATCTTAATAACAGGGAGATTTTATGGTTTGACTTCACAAAAGCTGAAGGTGATAGTTATTTTGTGGATTTAGATGGAGGTTATTACTATAAAGTGACCACGACTCACCGTAATACAACGGTCAAGAACCGGGCAGGTAAATTTTTAAATTGTTTGAGTCTTTACTTTGATTCACCTGACTGGATTGACGAGGAGTTTGAATTCTTTTTTGCGGATAATATAGGGGTTGTTAAAATAAATTGGAGTACTGACTTATATATGGAATTATATGAGGCAAATGTCAATGGCAAACACTATCCTGACACAACATCTAAAGTAGAAAGCAGATCATTACCAATGGACAATAGACTTTTCCAGAATTTTCCAAATCCGTTTAATCCAAGTACAACAATACTATATGCCATAACCGCTGCCGGAGAAGTTGAATTCAATCTATATAATATGCTAGGGCAAAAAATAAAAGCACTTCATAAATTTCAGAATGCAGGAGTTCATAACCTTGACTTGTCAGCTCATGGTTTAAGTTCGGGTGTGTACATATACGAAATTAAATCGGGCAACTATGTAGAACGGAAAAAGTTGGTAATAC